ACAGCCTGCTCGTAGTACCTTCCGTGCAACTCAGACATAACCAAGTCGCCCTGCTGTCCGAGTCGAGTGTCGAGTGTGGATTGGCCGTCGCCAAACCGTGCTACGCCTGCGCGTCCTGCCATGTTGATTACTCCTTAGATTACGCGTTGCCGCGTGTAATTGTCCAAGAACTAACCGTAATGGTCAGTCCAATGCTTATGGTAGTTGTATTCAATTGCAAATCTCCGCCACCACCTGATGCTGTGACACTACCATCAATAACTTGTGTGCCGCCAGAAGTTACTACACGAAACCACGTTGCAGTAGAAGCAGCAAGGCCCGTCGTTGAAGAAGGAATTGTCGGAGATAGAACGGCGGCGGCGGCCCCAGGAGCGAAGGGACTGCCTAATGTGAATTCCGCCAACTTAACCGTAGCAGCACCACCTGTTGCAGGGCGCGCTCCGTCGTATATACGCAAAAGTCCTGCACTTCCGACTGCTGTAGTAATCGGATCAAGCTGGGCAGTACGCAGGGTGCTGGAATATCCTGTAGTCATTATGCGATTTCCTCAGATACATAAGAACCGTCTGCGCCCTTGCTGATTTTCTTCTTTCCGCCACTAGGAAGATGTACGTGAATGTCCGGAAGAGGCTGAGGTTTCGGTTCTGCCTTCGCAGGAGCGAGTGTTTCCTTCGCTTTAACTGCTGCCGTTTTTTCAGCTTCTATAATACGTGTTTTTGCATCAAGTTCTGCGATGTAATGCTTTGTTTCGCGCTCAAGAGCCGCATTGATGTGGTCATTAGCGTGCTTGGTGCGGCTTAGTTCTGCATTAATAATGGCGACCTGAGCATAAGCTTGCTCACTCTGCGCATTAGCAGCAGCTTCCGCAGCCTTGGCCTCAAGTTGTAAGATAGTAGCGTTATTGAGACGCTGCTCTTCCTGCATCTTCATGATGAATTGCTGCTGAGCCATCTGAGAATCTTGAGATTTGAGCTGCAACTCGGCCTGTTTGATCTGTACATCAAGCTTCTTGACCTCCAGATCGCCCTGATTCTTAGCTTCCTGGATGACAAGCAGGGGATCTTTGGGCGGCGGCTGGCCATTCGTACCCTTAAAGACTGCTTCTGCACCTTCTACGTGCATAGACTTAAGGAAACGACGCTCAACTTCATCCTTGTCATAACCAGGAGTTGTTGCGGCGGTCTGCTTCAGGGCCATTGCCATCTGAAGACGCATGGTATCGCTGGTGATGTTAGGGTCAGCGACGGGAGAGATCTGGGTAGCACTGCCAAGGTAGTCTTTTCGTGTCGCTCCGCCGGGGGCGGGAATATCTAAAGACATATAGATGCCGTTAAGCTTGAAGAGTTTCTGGAACTCCTCTCGCGAAGCGCGCCAGATGCGCTTGAATATGGCGGTGTAGATCTTCTGTCCCATCTCAACCATAGTCTGCGTGGTCTGGGCGGGGGTGTTCTGCCCTGGATTCTCTCCAACGGTGATGTCTGTAGTACCGGAGACGCGGCTTGTGTAGTTGATTAGGAGGCTGAGGAGTTGGAAAAGAACGTCCGAAGGCGCATTGACAGGAAGGGGAAAGATCGACTTACGGAGATCGTCACCAGTCGAATCAACACGTTTCCACTCAAAAGGGGCAGAAGTATGAGTTCCGCTACGAATCTTGGCACCGCGTCCGAGGAAGCCTCCGGCGGTAGTTTGCATTGTTCCGGCGTCAAGAAGCATATTGACGAGGGAATTGACGGCCTCGTTAAGCGGCCCCAGAAACACACCAAACCCAATGTCATAGATTCCACCGTCAGGAGAAGGGATGAAGGTTTTCTTGGTGAAATATTCCGAGGCCTCGATACGAATGATGGAGCCCTTACGCTTGCCGGCGGCTACTCGTTCAATTGCTTGCTCACTTTCGAAACGAGTAACGATGCGAACGACGCAACGACTTGTAGACTCGAAGGTGATAATATAGGGCTCAGCGTATCCGTCGTCATCCAGATCTAAGTTAACGTGTTGCTCGAGGAAGAGCAAAGATGTAGTGTCATCTGGTCTTGAAGCAGTTACGCCTTGCCGGTTATCTTGGTGAATTTGTTGGGTACTGCTGCGGGTGGCAGGGGCTCCTTGATACCAGCCTTCTTCGAGAATATCGCGCCATATTCCACGCATTACATTTTCATAGATCTCATTACGGAACTTGGGAACTTTATGCGTCTTCCGAGGACACTCTTCGACGGACTTGCTCCAGTAGTCTAGGACAAGATCCTTGGCCAGAACGAGTTCACTTACATTGTGGCGGGTACTGGGAGAGTAGTAACTCTTCTTGAAATTAGTTCCGACGATACTGAGGTTAAGAATCGCCTTATCTTCCTGCTCTTCCCAACACTTGTCCTCGTAAAGGAGTTGCCAGGACATATGTGTAGAAACACGATTGGCATGAGCAGTTATCTGACCAGTCGGATCCTCTCCGAAGACAGCGCACTTTACTATCTGGCTTCCCCCCACAATCGCAGGGTAGGCTCTTGCGTGAAATTGCATTGCAGCAATTGTCACTAAGGGGAATGCAACATTGGAGCAACCAGGCCATGGAAAGGATTTATCCTTTTGAATCTGAAGGGCTAAATCCATGCCGGCTTCATTTCGTTTCATCCAAACGGCGCGGGACTGTTCGTCGCGCTCATAACCAGCGTGGCACTCGATTCCTATACGAGTGAGATCATCTGAACTGAAACGGTCGCAGAGATTCGGAGAAAGCCATGCCTTCTCGTTAAGGGTGATAGGGGAATCTAGTTTTAGCATTAGGGTAGGTTAAAACCGTAGGCAGTAGTTGTGGTTAGCCGGCGACATCGGAAAAGCAAAAACCGAGGGGGATCAAACCAAAACCAAAGTCAAAACCAAAAGCGCGCAGGGTATGATGGGATAATGGGCGCATTTAATACCCCGTCACCTGGGAACGGCCATCGGCGGCCGACAAGGACTTCCGATTCCAGAATCCGCGTTCCTGTTCCCAGTCCTCTTCGTCGTAGAAGTCTTCCTTCTCCACGTGGCTGAAGTCGTCGAAGCCGCGAGAGAGGAGAGCCGCCGAGTCGAACTGGTCATCGAGTGTAGCGCCAGCATTACCGGTGAAGCGCAGGTTCTCTTGCTCAAAACTCGGATACCAATCCGCCATCTTATCGAAACGGCACTGGCCGGAACGCATACGTCTCTGGTAGGAGCGGCCGCGGGTCGCCTTATCCTTAACGGGAAGGATCGCCTCGAGGTTAATCCGCACATCCCGCGTCTGCATCTCGCGATAGATCATAGACCGGACGGACTTCCAAATCACCCCATCCTCTACCCAGAAGACTTCGGGATCCCACTTCTTCTGCAATTCGAACATCATGTCAATCCAGTCAACGGGATCCCAGCGCCCGACTGCCTGATCGATAATGTGGAGGGTGTTGTCTACGGTCTTGCCGCCGACCGTGAAGGAGGTACGGTTGGCCTTATCGGCCTTGGACACGGCGAAGTCGGCGGCTATGCACACAATCTTCTCCGCCTCATAATCCTCGTTCGTCATCGCTTTGAAATCCGCAAGCTTCAGGAACGCATCCGAGTGATCGAGGGGATCGTTGAGAAACTCCTGCGAGTACCCTGCAGCATCCCCGTCCTCGATGAACTCCTGGCGCCGCGCCCTCAGATGCTCCTCACTCCAGCGCTCCGGCCAGAGGATCTCCGAGAAGTCATCGAAGCTCCGATGGGCCTTATAGAACAGATGACTCCACGTCCGGTTCCGCCGAAGTCGATTCAGCAGCGAGTCCTCGTGCAGAACCGTTCCATGGAGCCGAACCTTACCGGACTTCGACAATGCCTGCTTCGCCGCTCGGAAGAACCATCTCCGGAACTTCGCCCGACGATCCGCATTCTCTACCTGTTCATCATCTTCCATGTCATCCGCGACGATCAGGTTCGGGCGCTTCCCCTTCCACAGTCGCCCGCGAATCCGCTGCTCCGCTCCCTTGGCGATGATCCGAAACCTATGTCCATCAGCCATTTCACAGATCACGTCCGTATTCGACGTGCGGAGGAACTTCTTAATCCCGAACTCCCGAATCAGATCATCATTCTCCGTGAGTTCCTCCACGATATTCCCGAGTTGCTCCGCCGAGCCGTCCTCCGTTGAACCGATCAGAATCACGTAATCGGAAGTCCGAAAGAGGCATTCTGCCAGGGTATAAACTGTCGTGAGGGCCGTGGACTTCGCATGATCTCGCGGAGCAATCACCATCGCACTCACTACAGGGGAGGAATAGAGTGCCCAGGCTTCCCGATGCAGAGCCGGCGTAGGCCTTGCATCATCGAAGCGCGGAGAGATAAACGTCCCTGCAAACGATTCGATGAGATCCGCCGTGAGTTGCACCGCCGCCATTACTTCGAATCCTCTACCACAGCCAGGAAACCGGAGAGCTCAAGATGCTGCCCTGCCGAAGTCACTGCGGTGCATACTAACAGATAGGTTACGCCCAACACTCCGCCCGTTACCGCTTGCGTGGCTTTACCGGAGGCGACACTAGTGCCGCTCGATAAGATCCCTGAAGGCGTGGCGTCAGTACCGGAATAGACGGTTGCGCCAGTGCTTGCAGACGAGAGAGACTCTCCGAGCGCAAGGCGACTGGTGAAGTCGAAGACAAGGTTCGTTGTTTCGCCAAGGAGTTTCCCTCCAAAGATAACCCGACTCATAGGGGAGCCGCCGACACTTCCCAAGCGCGGGAACCCAGGGGGAGACGGGAAGTCTCGAGGTTCTGCGGCAGAAGGCCGGCGGCGATCATTTATTCTTCCCTAGCAGCCGCCAGCCATCTTATACCGCTGACGCATTGGCTCGGCGGCGGTAGGCTCAAACTGTTCCTTCTTCGGATTGACCTTCATCAGCGCCAGATCCTTGAAACACTTCCCTTCCACTTCACGCTGCGGCGCGGGTTTCGACTTCGACTGCTTCGCCATTTATCACTACTCCTTGGTTAAGTCTCACATTCGACTGCAGGGCGATGAGCCGCTGCGCCAGGGCTGCTAGGTGATCTTGCTGAGGAGCTGCCGGCGCTGCATTCCCGCCGACCCCTATGGCCTTGGCCCCCAGTTCCACTGCCCTCAACACCACCTGGTCACTCACCTGCGGAGCATCGAGCTTCTCCATCAGACGATCCAGGCTCCTATTCGTGAGGGCCTTAAAGCGTTCGTCGATCGTCGCCACGAGCACCGGATCAACCAGCTCCCCGCGCCTGCCCGCCATCGCACTTTGCCAGGCATCACTCGACATAACCTGACTTACCCAGCCTACCGAATACCCGTAGCGGGCGGCCAAGGCATTCTGGCTCACTCCTGGATTCGATATAATAAAATCTATCATATCCGCATGAGTGTACCGGATCTTCGCTATTGCGACCCGCTCGCCCCGCTCGCCCCGTTCGCCTGCCCCGCCCTGCGCTCCCGTATCCATTTGTGTTTGACGGGGAGGCTGAGGGACGGTTCCCTGGGGCGGTGGTTCTCGGTATCGTGGGGACGTTATTCTTACATAATTTGCGCACGATACTTTTAGCGCAAAACTATTATTTTCTGCATTATGCCCGTTTTTCAGTTTCTTTTTTTGCCCCCCCCCCGTCTTTTCAGTCGGTCAATCGAAATGGCTGCCTGCCCGCGGGCGCACTCATTTAGTGCATCAGTTATATTGATGGACGGGCGGCTGTCCATTGATGCGCTCCCTTGGTGCATCATGGACGATGACGATGCTGCAGCGCAACATGAAATGCTGCCATGCACCAGCCCGAATGTCCGTGATTGTTGCACAAATACAACAGAAACGAATGAAAATAATGGGAACAAAACTGGACGGGGCGCGTCAAATGGGTATGGGACAGCATGGGGCTGCCCGATAATGGAAAGGGAATATCATGAAAAAGCTCATTGATGTAAAGGCAGGGACTGTCACTTTCACGTTCGAAGGCGACCTGCAGCCCTCAACAATCTCGGCGGCTGATCTGTCCGAGGCGATTCTGGAACACGCGAAGCTCGCGGGATTGAGTCACAAAATCGGGGACAATGCGGCGATCAGCAAGTCCGAGGAGAATGGCTTTGTTGTCACAGAAGCCATGCGGAAGGCGGCAGTTGATCAGATGATTGCGCAGCTCACCGGCGGCGATTGGAATGCGAAGGGAGGATCTACGCCCAAGCTACATCCGAGCATCATCAAGCTCGCGGCGAAGTGGGGAATTTCATACGAAGCAGCCGAGGCGCGGATTGCGAGTCTCGACGATATCTGACCCCAGATTATACGCCTCGGAATATTGAGGCGTATGGTATGTGGCCAGTCGGTTCGCAGATAACGATGGAGGCTCAATCATGAGGAAAGATTCAACCAGCTACGGCGCGGAGCGGCCAACATGGGACAAGTCTGACTGTTCCGTTCGGGCGGTAGCGGTAGCCTGTGGGATAACATACGAGCAATCGAGTGTTCTGTTCGCGGCATTCGGGCGGAGTCTGAAGCAAGGAACGTCGATTGAGATCTCGCGGCAAGTGCATGAAGCGAAGCTCAAGATGTATCGTATTGATGCCTGCGAAATGCCGCTGTCCCACTTCGCCCTGCTCTACGATACCGGCAGCTACGTTGTGCATAAGAAAGGCCATGCGTTCGCGGTTGTAGAGGGAGTCGTGCATGATTGGGACTCAACGACAAAGCCGAGTACGCAAGTAATCCGCGCATGGCGGATTACGGCGGAGACGGCTGAACAGGTTAAGAAACTGATTGATCTACTGACCTAAAGGAGACGTAGCATGGGCGAAAAACGGGAATACAAGATCTACATTCAGCGAACGCCGGCGATATCTGGCTATGGCGGATATGACGAATGGACTTTGGACGAACTTAGTTCTGAAGCGGCGGATTATCTGATGGAAGAACTGGACAAGCTTGTTAAGCGTGTTGCGAAGAAAGCGAACACGACAGGCGGATATACCGGAGTGAATTAACACCCGAACGGGCGAGCGGGACTTCTCGCCCAAAGTTGGAGGCTCTATCATGACGTATCTTCAAGTACAAAGCGAACTTATCTCTCACGGACTAGACCCGAGCTTGACTTGGGCAATTCTGGATGAGGAGGAACTGGAAGCATGGGCCGAGGGCAGCTGGGAAGAGGAAGATGATTCGGAGGACGGACAATGAGCCAAGAGATGAGGACGCGGCTGGGCAGGGTGCTGAGGGAGCTGAACATGGGGATACTTACGCCGAGCGCAGCGTATCATAAGATCTGTGAGATCTTCCGAGGCGTAGGGGAGAGAGGGTAAGGAGAGCGCGCGCGGAGAGGGGCGAAAGCCCCTTTTCTCACTGAGACGAATAAGGTAAATTACTTGGGAACGAAAAAGGAAGTTTTACGTCTCATCATGGTAACATCATCCATCTCGATCTTCACGGACTACTCCTCGCTCATCAAGGGGGATTCCCGAAAAGAAAAGACCTGGGAAACGTAAAAGGATTCTTAGAAGTTTTTTTTTTTTATTTTTTTTTCTTAATACTTTAGCTTTCTTGAATTCCATAGTTTCCTTTATTTAGGGAATCGGGGTTGATGAGCGAGGTATAGATCGAGGAGGATGAGATGGGGAAGATGACGGCTGAGTTGGTGCAGGAGATGAGAAGGGCTTACGGAGAGGGCGCGACCCAGGGAGCGTTAGCGCGACACTATCAATTAGGGATAGCGCAGGTAGGAAGGATAGTGCGGGGAGAATGCTGGCAGAAGGGAAGTGGGCTGAGAATGCCTACGCAAGCGGAGCAGGATAGGACGCTGGAGAAGCTGCTGACGTTGCAGGAGCAGGTTAAGGCAAGAGAGGCCTGGGAAGTGGAGCATGGAGGGGAGGCCGCGGAAGTGCTTGGAGTGAAACGCGCTCCGCCGCCGATGCTTACGGAAGGCGGAGATGCGCCTTCGGAAGTGGATGGATCGGCATTCGGGCGGCTGCAGGAAGTCGCGGAACACGACGGGTTGGACATTGATAAGGCGCTGCAGAATCCCCTCACCGCCCCAGGCGGGGCGTATGATTTTATTAACCGGAAAGGAACATGATGGAACAGGGACTGAATGGCTCGGAAGCCGCCGAGGACGAGATGCTGGATATCGAGGAGTGCTTCCGTCCTGTGGCTAAGACGTGGGGACGCTCCATGTTCGCCCTTGTGATGAACGCAGGAATGGCCGGAGAGGCAATGCGGGTACTGGCCGAGGTGCTTGAGCGTCAGCATAGCTCTAATGGGATTCATGCCCTGAAGATGCTCGGCGGCTCGTTCAACGGGCTGAGTAATGCGTATGTGCTCAGCCAGGGCTGGACGGATGAGGATGTGCTGGCTTGTGATAGGGATATTAAGACAGCATTCGCCTCACGGATTGTTGTGCCTCCTTCGATTATCCTGACACATTGATCTTGGGAACCGGACGGGATAGTTTCCGTCTAATACATAGGGCAATGGTGCCTAGAGGAGAGATGATGAAACCACTGAAGCTAAGCGGGAATATGGTAGAGATCCCTTTAACACAAGGGATTCCGAAACTTGAATCACTAGCGCAGGTGCTGATGCGAAGGGATAGAATGACGCCCTCGGAAGCCGCCGAAGCTATCGCGGAAGCTCGCGAAAGGGTGGAGGATGGGGAAGATCCGGAAGAGGTACTGGCCCAAGAATTCGGACTGGAGCCGGATTATGTGTTTGACCTGCTCGAGGGATTGATCTAATGTGGAGCGATCAGTATATAGCCGGCATTCCCTCACGCGGCCAGCTCCGGCGCAACATCGCCTGGCTTCGCGCCTACGACGAAGCGCTGAGGGAGCAGCGACCCCTCAGCATCCTTCGGACGCACTACCAACTTAAGGGGTGGTTGATATGAGCATCGTAGTCTCGATTGATCTGGGAACGGGAACAGTTATCGCCCATGTGAGAGGGACGCAAATCCGGCTCACGCGAGAGGAGGCAGGGCAGCTCGCCAGCTACCTCGAACAGGCGCTGCGGGAACCCTGGGTGCTGGAATCCCGCGTAGGTTATGCGGGAATAACTAGCGCACATAATCCATTCGGCTCTCGCAAATATTCTCAATCCTTGGGAACCTAACGGCCAGTCATCCGTCTAATGGTGAATGGGGAAAACGGCGCAGCCCAAGTAAATGCGCCAGAGGCTCGGAGGCTCAAATGTCAAGATTAATACCACTTACTGCAATCCCTAAGCGTCCCCTCAGCAACGGCGAGGTTTATCGCTGCCGCTTTGGTGCGCCGGTGCGGAAGTGGGTCAGGACTCCCGATGGCTGGATTGATCGGGAGTGGGTAGCCGGCGAGAAGGCTCGCTACGAGGCCGAGGTGCTCGGCTGGAAGAATTCTGCGGAATAATCCGCAAGTCGGAAAGCGCAGCCGCCGACCATTCAAAGGGCTGCAATGGAGAATAGAAACATGAGTGATACCACGACTGAGGTAGTTGCAAAGGCCAAGACCGAGCAGACCGTTGTACAGATGACGGACGGCAGGTCGGTCACGTTCGGCGGCAAGAGGAAGGTGAATAAGGAAACGGTACTGGATGATTCGAAGATCCAGGTTGATAGTGGCGTGGTTCAGCTCGAAGCCGGCGCAGTCAGCATTCGTATGGACTTCCGCAACGGGGAGACGCGACTGATCGCATTGCCCCTTGAGCTCCTGGCTCGTTTCGCAGGTCACGGCGCAGAGCAGAAGTTCGGGGATGAGCTTGCATCGCCGGCGGATAAGCCCCTCAGCGAGGAAGATATGGTCATCGCTATTGATGATCTGAATGCTGAGATTCAGGCAGGTAAGTGGGGCAAGGGTCGCGCAGCTGGCGGCGGCGGAGTATCCGGTGCGAGCATTGTCGTGCTGGCCATTGCGGAAGCAACTGGCAAGGACGTCGCTACGGTCAAGGCGTATCTGCAGAAGAAGCTCGATGCGGAGTCCACGCTTACTCGGCGCGCCCTGTACGATTCGTTCCGTGTCGCAGGGACAAAGACGGGCATCATCATCAAGCGGCTCGAAGAGGCGAAGCTGGCCAAGACTGCCAAGGTCGATGCCGATGCGGAGTTGGCGAACATCTAAGCTCCTAGTTCCAAGTTTCATGGCCTAGCCCCTTAATTGGGGCTTTGCCACTAGGAACGTGACCCCTTCACTTTCCGAGTCTGTGGGGCGAAATGAGCCTCTCCCACAGGCGGTAGGTGGCAGAGCCGGTGATCCGGTTTCTGCCATTTATTCCACCTTGAGGCTTAGGATGCGCGGATTATCCTTTAATAACCCGCTCGAATAATGCGAGGCTCACCATGCAGGACGAAATCGATCTAGACGACCTTTATAGAGAGGCCAAAGCCGCCGTTCGGCTTGAGGCGGAAACGAGAGTGGCCAAGGCCAAGGCCACGGTACGGAGGCCGGGGGAACCGAAGGCGCGCGAAGGCGCGAAATTGTGGAGTGACCCCGATAACTGGAATAGGGGGAAGAATGTTGCCCTCCTCCATCGCGAGACACAGACCCTGCTCGGAGTGTTCAGTGAATGGACTCATGTTTCGGAGCCGGATTGCCGGCGGCTCATCCGTGAGGAAGCGGAGCTGCCCGTTCATTGCATCGAGGAAGTCTCGGGCGACTGGGGTTGGAAAGGGCCAGTGGCGTTAGACCACGAGGACTCGACGGTGCGGGAACTGACTACCGAACTCTACGTTACCCTTACGCGGCCGGCAGTCACAGCCTACTGTCTCCTTACCGTTATAATCCAGCTTGCCGGCATCCATTCAGTAAAGCTTCACGCTCCCCTATCCTTCGGCGGAGAAGGAGAAATCCTCTTCCTTCCGGCCGGTACGAATATCCTGCCAGTCATGTCGCAGGAATCCAAGATTGCCCTACGCGAGGTTCTTGCTCATGAGTATTAAACTTGCTGTTCGGCCGCAGTTTCGGCATGAATGGACAGAGATAACCCTAGAGGGACAATACGAAGAGGACGTAGTGAATGTACTCGTCTCGCGTCTTGCCGCCATTGATTATGAGATCCTTCGTCAAGATGACGAGGGGAATTATCTTTCCTACGAGGAGTATGAATAATGGGTCGCCGGCCTAACTTGATTCCAAGCATCGCACTTAACGTAGCGCTGCCCTTGGATGTCCATACCCTGCTCAGCGCGCACCTTTACTCCGATCTCGAAGGGCGGGTTCCCCATGCAGCATATCAGCGATTCCTCGTCGAACTAATCCGCGAGCGGCTTACCGGCGACTTCCTCGACCTTGCTCCGTGGCTTGGAAGTACTCCAGGCGCGCTCATTGTCAATGGGACGAATGAATCTATTAAAGCACTTTACGGGAAACTCTGCCATGAATAGTCCAATACCCCTGGATCTCCAAGCGAAGATCGCATCCTGGCGACTCCGCGCAGCAGAAGGTACGCTTACCCTCGAGGAGATGAAGGAGGCCGTGGTGTTTCTCCGCGCGGGGAGACTCGGTGCAGCTACGGCAGCGCAGAAAACCGCTGCGACGCGGAAGAAGGCTATTGCGGCCATTCCTGCGGCCGAGGATATGCTCGCGGATCTTGAAGGCCTCTGATGGAGGTGGTCTTCATCGTATTCTTAGTGTTACTCGGCGCACTCATCACCGAGTCCTGTGGTGGTCGGGCAAGCCGCCGAGATAGAAAGGAAAAGAAATGAAGATCCAAGCATATCTCCACGCTAGTTATAACACCTACGCCGAGGGCGGCGATCCGAAGTTCAGTTTTAACTTCCAAGGTTGCGATATGTCACAGTACGGCTACATCTTCCTCGGCGAACATGAGCTCGACTTGCCTGTTCCAGACGAGAAGGAGCTTCTTCTCGCTCAGGTCAAAGTACTTAAGGCGAAGGAAATGAAGATCCAAGCCGAAGCATACAAGGAGTGCGAACGTGTGCGGGAGGAGATTCAGAAACTCATGGCGATAGAATACCAGGGAGAGATCGCCCCATGAATCGCCCTCCCTTTCCCACTGTCCTTGACAGTACCACTATGGCGGGCTTTAAGTCCTGCCCTCGGAAGTCCCAGCTCGAGTCGTTCCAACACTGGAAGCTTCGGGATCAGTCCATTCACCTCCACGCAGGAGCAAGCTATGCCACGGGAATTGAAGCCGCCCGTCGTGCCTACTACATCGACGGCGTGGCGGCTGATGATGCGGTTGCTCTCGGGATCAAAGCACTCCTTGAAGCCTACGGCGACTTCCAGTGTCCCCCCGAGAGTGCGAAGTCGGCGGATCGTACAGCCGGCGCGCTCGAGTTCTACTTTTCGCATTATCGCCTGGGTGAAGACAAAGCAATCCCGATGACCCTGCCTGGCGGAAAGACAGGCATCGAATTCAACTTCCTCGAGCCTTTGGACATCATCCACCCAGAGACAGGGGATCCGATACTTTACTCTGGCCGCATGGATATGATGTGCGAGTATGAAGGGATGCACCTTGGAGAAGATGATAAGACTGCTAGTCAGCTTGGAGCTTCCTGGCCGCGGCAGTGGGATCTGCGTAGTCAATTTACCGGCTACGTCTGGGGAGCTCAGCGAGCTGGAATTAAACTTGATGGATTACTTGTTTGTGGAGTCTTGATTCACAAGACCCCGTACAATACCTGTCAAGCTATCACTAACCGTCCTGCCTGGATGATAGAGAGATGGTACGAGCAGCTCCTCCGCGACATTAAGAGGATGATGGAGGCCTGGGAGTCCAACTACTTCGACTACAATCTCGACCATGCTTGCGCGGAGTACGGCGGCTGCCCCTTCCGCAACGTATGTCAGATGAGAGATCCCACGCCACTCCTGCTGCAGCAATTCGAGCGTCGCCAGTGGAATCCAGTCGCCCGCACTGAAACACTCCTAGGAGAAGACGAATGAACATCACAACTGAGGTGGAAGAGATCGAACTCGAAGTGGATTTCGGCGAGGGGGAGTATGAACAGATCTCCGTGGATATCCGAATCTCCGCTGATATGTCCTGGCAGTCGGCGAAGCTCAGCGGCCCGCCGGAGGACTGTTACCCCGAGGAGTCCGAGTGCGATATCACAGAGACCAAGATACTCGACGCATTCGATTGCAACGGGAAGGAGATCAAGCTCACTCCCGAGCGCATAGCCGCCATCTCGGATGCCCTCGAGTCCTGTGATTTCGAGGAGGAACTCTGGGACGCTTTCGAAGCCGCGCAAGAGCCGGATTGTGACTAACTATCCTCACGCCGGAAACGCTGTGATTAATTATTTCGAAGCCGGCGGCTTCGTCGGTTCTCGCCGTCAGTACTGTTGTGGCTACGAGGGCCAGTCGGCCTTCTGGCCGCACACAGCTTACTTTTGTTCCGTCTGCGGGGAACTTTGGGGCAGGGCAATCTACGCCTACGAGTTTGACTATGCTCCCGTCATCTCCGCCAGATGGACTATCGAAAAGCGCCTTTGTGCGGAACACGGAGACGGCCAGTTCCTCGTCGGCTACGAGGGTTGCCACCTTGACTCCTGTTCTCCTGAATTACTAACGCGAGAACTTCTCGCACTGATTGAAGGATTAAATCATGCTGACAACTGTAAGTTCAGTCCCTGTCTTGAGTCCTCCTGACGCTCGCGGCCTTGTCGGGCCGAAGGTCTGCCTCATGGGACTCGGCGGGACAGGAAAGACCTATGCTATTGGAACCCTGGTCGATTGGGCGGCCGCCAATGGCTTCGAAGTCGCCGTCCTCTTCACCGAGAATGGCTTAGAGACTCTCCTCGGTTACTTCCGCGATAAGGGGCATGAGCCGCCGGCGAATCTCTTCTGGCACCAGCAAACGACGAAGCCCATTTCCCTCAAGTCCCTCATGCAGACCGCCGATTCTGTCGGTAAGTTATCCTATGAAGCCCTTGCCAAATCTATCGACTCCAATCGTGGCGGCGACAATAACGCCTTCTTCAAAATCCTTCAGTCTTGCTCTGATTTTAAAGATGATCGAACTGGAAAATCGCTTGGCCCGATTGACGCCTTTACAGCAAAGCGTATATTCGTCATGGACTCCCTTACGGAGACCTCCAACGCCGCTATGAAGATGCAAATCGGCTCGCGTCCAATGGCGTCGCCTGGCGACTACGGCGTGGCACAGAACAATCTCATGAATTTCCTGCGCCTTTGCACCCAGGGTATGGAGTGTCCGTTCGTCATGACTGCCCACGTTGATCGAGAAACGGACGCAATTACTCAGTCAACCAAGATCATGATAAAGGCGATTGGTAAGGCACTGGCCACAGAGATCCCGACGCTATTCTCCGACATCATCTATACGACGCGGGAGGCGGATAAGTTCTATTGGGATACGGCGGCTTATGGAGTCGATACCAAGACGCGGAGCCTGGGTTATCGCAGTAAGATCGCTCCAGACTTCGCCCAAATATTTGACGTCTGGAAGAAACGGAGTAAATCATAATGCCCCAAAACGGGCAAATACGGGGCATGGCGGGCTTTTCTGGGGCTAGGAGGACGAATGGTATCGACCGCCCGAAACAAACACCGAGCTGCCCGCGCACGTTATGTTCTCATAATCCGCACGAAGTATTAAGTGAAGGTCGGCACTCTCCGACCATCTTTCTAACCAAGTAAGGAGTCTCACCATGAGCAGTCAATTTGATCCTAACACCTTCCTCGATGCACAACAGACCGAAGTAAATGAAAAGCGTCCTCCGTTGCCCACGGAGAATCCTGACGATGAGAACGGCCTCTACACTGCGGTCATCGGCGAAATCAAGACCGACGCGGGGACGATTGGTAAGGGTGATCGTATCGGTCAGCCCTGGGTTTCTATGCTGATTCCGCTCCGCATCCAGGTACCGGCGGCTGTCCAAGGCCTCGGCCTTCCGAAGGAAATGACCATCACGGATCGTGCTTTCCTTGATCTCACTCCCCAGGGCGGCATCGACAACGGGAAGGGAAAGAATCGACAGCAAAAGGCCTACCGCGATGCTTGTGATCTGAACAATCCTGGCGAGCCCTTCGCATGGCGTATGCTGACGGGCAAGGTCGTGAAGGTCAAGGTCTCCCACGAGATGTACAACGAGGCGATTCAAGAGCGCATCGGCCAAGTCCTTCGCGGATAAGGCCCTCCTCCTCTTCCAAGGGGCGATGCTGCCCCTTGTTTTTTGCCCTTTATTTCCAGGAACTGCCCCATGAAACGATACATTTCACTGTCCAGAGTTCAAGTTGCCCCCGATCGGCAGCGTCGGGTATTCGATCAAGCTAAGCTTCATGAATTTGCCGACGGAATCGCTAAGCGAGGACTCCTTCATCCAATCGTTCTCCGCATCGTAGGGGAGGAATATGTCCTCGTAGCCGGCGAGCGCCGCCTTCGCGCCATCACTGACCTAGCTGCCCTCGGCGGCCAGTTCTCCCACGACGGAGAGCTCGTTCCCCTTGGCCTCATCCCTTACACCTTATTCACTGACCTTGACCCCATCGCGGCGGAAGAGGCCGAACTAGAGGAGAATCTCCATCGTGAAAACCTCACTTGGCAAGAACGGGCTGCAGCGGTCGCTAAACTTCAGCGTCTCCGCAGCACACAAGCTGCCGCTATGGGAGCCGCTATCCCCACTGTTGCTTCCATTGCTCTTGAAGTACGGGGTTCCAGTGAAGGTATCAACCAGGAGACTACGCGACGGGAACTTATCGTTGCGCGTCATCTTAGCAACCCCGAAGTCTCTGCCGCGAAAACGGTCGACGAAGCCTTTAAAATCCTCAAGAAACAAGAAACGGCCACTAAGCATCGGGAGCTTGGTGCCTCGGTAGGTCGGACATTCACGGCAGACCTGCATACTTGTCTGAACGAGGATTCCCTCGAGTGGCTCGCTACGGCTCCGGCAGAGACCTTTGACGTGATCCTCACTGACCCACCTTACGGCATGGGCGCAGATGAGTTCGGCGACTCGGGCGGCCTCGCAGCCGGCGCACATGGCTACGAAGATTCAAAAGAGAATGCCCTTCGTTGCTACTCCGTCCTTGCTCGCGAGTCCTTCCGTATCACGAAGCCCCAGGCGCACCTATACGCCTTCTGCGACAGCGATAAGTTCCTCATTCTCCGCGAGTTTTTCTCGGCCGCCGGCTGGAGCGTCTTCCGCACTCCCCTGATCTGGCTCAAGCGTTCCGGTATGCGCGCCCCTTGGCCTGATTGTGGCCCGCAGCGGAAATACGAAATGATCCTCTACGCGGTAAAGGGCAAGCGTCCCATTCTCAAGATGCTCGGAGACGTCCTTGACTACCCGCCCGACACAAACCTCGGCCACGCAGCGCAGAAACCAGCTGCTCTATTCCAGGATCTCCTTGGCCGCTCCATCCTTCCTGGCCAATCCGTCCTCGACCCCTTCTGCGGCAGCGGCCCAATCTTCTCCGCCGCCCATGCACTCAAGGCTCGCGCAACCGGCATCGAACTCGATCAGTCCGCCTTTGGCATTAGCATTAAACGCATTGAGTCCCTTAGGGCTCAACAGGAGTTAGACCTTGCTATCGGGATCTGATCATGAGAATCAATGGAGAAGGTACAATACCTACTCGTATCATGCTTGTCGGAGAAGCACCCTCGGAGAGTGATACTAACTCTCACCATCCCTTCGGCGGCGGAAGCGGCCAGGAACTTAACCGCCTTCTCCACGAAGCGGGGATTATGCGGAGTGAGTGCTACGCTACCTACGTCTGCAAGAGTACGCCGGCGGGCGGCTTAACCTCCCTTCTTGCCACAAAGAAGAATCAGATCACCCTTGCCCATGTGAAGCTTCACGGCCAGTACGTCCTCCCCCAGGTAGCGGAAGGTTACGCCGAACTCCTGGCAGAGATCGAGATGTGTCAGCCGAACATAATCGTAGCCTTCGGAAACCTCGCCCTGTTCGCCCTTACTGGCCATTGGAGCGTAGCCAAGTGGCGGGGGTCACTCCTCAAGATCCTTGCAATGGGGAGGCTGCAGACGGAGGATGAACTACCCAAGGTCATTCCGACCTATCCGGCGAGTCAGGTCTTCAAGCAATTCGAGCTTCGCGCAGTGATCCTGAACGACCTGCGGCGGGTGAAGCATCATATGACTTCGCGGTGCTACGCTAACAAGCCGACGTGGAAGTTTCTTGTCCGTCCCTCACTTGAGCAGACTCTCGATACAATCAAAAAGCTTCAGTACGATGCCGACGCAGCCCTTTGCGATCCTGTCTGGCTCGACTTCGACATCGAGACTCGCGGCGGTCACATCGACTGCATCGGATTCTCCTGGTCGCGCACCGACGCCATCTGCATTCCCCTCATGGCGCGGGGCAAGCCGGCAGGGTACTGGTCAGCCGACGAAGAGGCAATCATCATCTTCAAGCTCTACCAACTCCTCACTCACCCCAATATCCGAGTGCGCTGGCAAAACGGCCTCTACGATGCTCAGTACGTCTATCGCCACTGGCACTTCATCCCTCGCGGCGGCCAGGACACCATGATTACCCAGCATTCCCTTTTCGCCGCCATGCCCAAGGGCCTTGCCTTCATCGCCTCCATGTATTGCGACTGGTACGTCTATTGGAAGGACGAAGGGAAGATAGCCTCTGACGTTCCAGAAGAACAGCGTTGGACTTACAATCTCCAGGACTGCATCTACACCCGTGAAGCCGGCGAAGTCCTTACCGCTTCCGTAGCTTCTATGGGACTTTCTGAGGTCGAGGCGAAACAGCAATCCCTCTTCCTCCCCGTCCTCCGCGCAATGATCCGAGGTGTTCATATCCGCCCCGAGATCAAGGCTCAGATGGCCCTCGACATCCAGGAAGAACTCTCCCACCGCGAGGCCTTTCTCTACAACATCCTTGGCCACACGATCAATCCGGCCTCTCCTAAGCAGATGCAGACCCTCTTCTATGAAGACCTGCGGCAGCCGCCGATCCTCAAGCGTATCATGATAGCTGGTCGGACGAAACTCTCCCCAACCTGCGACGACGAGGCACTTGCCCGCATCGCGGCTAAGGAGCCCCTCATCAAACCAATCTGCAACGCAATCGCAGACATCCGTACCCTGAACAAGTTCCTCGGCGACTTCGTCATGATGCCCCTGGACGATGATGGCCGGATGCGTTGCTCTTTCAACATAGCAGGAGATGCCGGTGGAAAATCTGCTCCATATTCTTATCGTCTTAGTAGCAGCAAGAATCCTTTTGGAAGTGGTGGAAATCTACAGACCATTCCGTCTGAGAAATCGAAATCTAGCGGAAAAGCTGCTGCTCGTGGATCAATGGATTTCACACTTCCTAATATTCGTTCTATGTATGGCCCTGATCCTGGCTTCACTTTCTTCGACATGGACTTGGATCGCGCGGATCTTCAGGTCGTAGTCTGGGAGTCTGACGACTCGATGCTCAAGGCCGCTCTACGCATGGGGGCAGACATTCACCTTCTCAACACTTACGGAATCGACAATCATGAGCCGCCGCCCCTTGAAGAACTCGTCGAAAATCACCCCCGATACCCTGATCACCGAGGCCCAAGAAAGCACAAGCGAGAGTTTGCTAAGGTCTTTTGTCACGCAACAAACTACCTTGGTAAAGCAAAGACGGTCGCAGCACACACAGGTCGCACCGTCCAGGAAATCGACTCAGCTCAGAAGCGTTGGTTCCAGGCACACCCTGGCATTCTCGCTTGGCACGAGCGCGTCACGCGCCAAGTCCTCAAGTATCGTTTCGTCGAGAATCGCTTCGGCTATCGTTGGTACATCTTCGACAGAATTGATGAACTTCTCCTTCCAGCTGCAGTCGCATGGGTTCCTCAAAGTACAGTCGGAATCGTTATCAACCGTGCCTGGCTTGCTTTTCATGAACATCTTCCTGAGGTGCAAGTTCTGCTCCAAGTTCACGATAGTCTTGCCGGCCAATTCCCGACTCACAGACGCGATTACCTTCTGCCCCTTATGCGGG